TGGAGCCAACGTCAATTCTTATACCCTTGTCAAAGCAATCGCAGAAGAACTACGAGGGTTGGCAGTTGAATTCAATGTTCCTGTCGTCTCCGCGACTCAAACAACTAGAAGTGGATATTCGAACAGCGACGTTGGTTTGGAAGATACATCAGAATCCTTTGGACTCCCAGCCACAGCTGATTTTATGTTTGCACTCGTTAAACAATCAGAAGAACTGGCTGACCTCAATCAAATTGTGGTCAAGCAGCTTAAAAATAGATACGGCGATCCCAATATTAATTCTCGGTTTATCGTTGGGGTGGATCGCAGCAAGATGCGTCTATATAATGTAGAAAATTCGGCTCAAGAAGATTTGCTTGATGGACCTGTTATGGATAATACCAAGTTCGGCAATGAAGATATGGAACGCAATAAACCAAAGTCTAAGTTTGATAGATCTAAGTTTGCGGGGTTCAAATGAATATTGAAGATGTTGATTACGACATCAAGCTACTCGTTACTGAATGGGTGATGAAGCATATTGTCGAACACGCTCAAGAAGGTGGTTCGTACAGATACCTGATCTATAATCGTCTTCGGTTTAGTGCTGATGCATATGTTCCTCTGTGTGCAGATGGTCTTACTATTTCCAATGAGTTTGATTTAAACTTGAGGGAAAATATTCGTGAAGCTGTTGTTGAAAACGATATGAGCAAGATCAAAGATATCATTGGCCTTTGTGATGTTGAGGGATGCGGCGACTATATTTCATCTGGATTTCCTACAGATAATGGATACCGTCGTACTTGTAGCAAGCATTATATGGAGTATAAGAATGAGCAAGCGTAAGATGACATATAACCTCGTTGAAGGTCAGGATAAAACAAAGTATGATGTATTCGAAGAAACAACTCATCAGGTAATTAAGTCATTCCCCGGCGATAAATTTCTTGAAGCAAGAGCTTTTATGCGTCATTTAAACCTTGGTGGTGGATTCGATTCTTGGACACCATCTTTCTTTTTAAAAAATATTTTTGCAAAGTAGAAAAAAACTTATACTCTTTGTATAAATAATCTCAGAAATGATATGTATTACGTTATAACGTATGAGGCACGAGGCTTATTAGGCTACGGAATAGTTGAGAGAAAACGGTGGGGTTCCGCTCAACCATATCTATCTGTTTTGGGGGAGGATCGAAAGGTCCTCCCTTTTTCATTTACTTTTTGTATAAATAGGTTAATATAGAACTATGGAAAGAAAAATGATTTCATTTAAAGAACACAAACTGATTGAGATGTTAGATCCAAAACATCCAACTCTTCATGCATTCGATATTGATGAAACTTTATTCACTCATGATAATTCTAAGGTTCGAGTGCATGTAAAAGATCCTCATGGTAATAGAGTACAAACTCTTACCAACCAAGAATTTAACACACATCAGCTGCCTCCTGGTCATAGCTATGATTTCCATGAGTTCAAGTCAGCTGATTTATTTGATAAATCGGCTCATCCTATTCGTAAGATGATTGCTAAAATGAAAGCTATACATAAGCATAATAAGAATGTAGAATTATTAACTGCTCGTTCTGATCTTGATGATAAAGACAAATTCGCTCATGTTATGAAAAAATATGGAATCGATATTAGTAAAATTCATGTACGTAGAGCTGGTAATCTTGGTAAGAAGCCTCCAGAAGCTAAGAAACAAATTATCCATGATTTAATAAATAAAGAAGGATATAAAAAAGTTCATCTTTATGATGATTCGAAAGATAATCTTGACGCATTTTTATCATTAAAAAGCAAACATCCCGACGTTGAGTTTCATGCTCACCACGTTAAACACCATCCCGATACTGGGGAAACAATTGTTACTACAAGGAAAGCATGATGTTAAAGTTCGTATCGTTTTTAATTGAAGCTTCAAAAAAGCCAAAAAAAGAAAAAGCATTTAATTTAAATGATGCAAAAGGAAAGTTATATGAAATCCTTGCTGGATCTCATTTAATTCATAAAACACACAAATCAGGAGCGCCAAACAAATTTCTTTCATCTTATCGAGATGAAGAAGGTAAATCGCCTCAAGACGTTCATAACTACATAAAAAGTAAATTAGATGAACTTCATCCTGGTATGTATCATACAATTAACCAACATGCAGCAGCTGCAGCAGAACATATGCGAAACCAATTAGCTGCCGATGGCCATCACACTATTCACGAAGGCGCTTGGACTTCTCAAGCTGGCGACCACAAAAGATTTACGAAAGAAGACGATCCTAACAGCGATGCAGACATTATGTTAAAAACTAATCAGGGTCATATTGGTATCAGTATGAAATATGGTGGTAATAAAGATATGAACCTTCGTAATAATGGTCTTGATTCTCTTGAAGATATGGCGAAGTTGAAAAACGGAGAATTAACTGGCGCTCGTGAACGTCATCAAACTCTTACTCATAATCTTGGCATTCATAATCATGATGAATATAAAAGAATGAGAGATGAAGGTACGCCAGATGAAAAGAAAAGTGTAGCAGCAGCTGACGAATCAGCATTAAATACACAAAGAGAAATGGCGAAACATCTAACTAATGGTCTTGCTAATAATTTAAGTTCAGAAGATCTTCGTCAATATGTAAAAGACAGAGTTGCTCCACAAACTAAATTTAAACACTACAGAATTCATACAAGAACTGATAACTCTGGCGGTGCGACTCATCATATGAACGATATACAAGATGATGCAGCAAAGTTAGATCATTTCGAACACTTCAGAGTTGTTCCTCATAAAGGTGGTATCAGTGCTAAAATTGAAGGTAGAAGAATAGGATCAGAAAAATACGAACCAGTTTTAGATCAAGCTATTAAAAAAGTTAGTGGGGTAACAAAAGGTTTCGCTTCTTCGACAAAAGCTCCTTATGCTTCTAAAGCTTATGGCCCAGCGCCAAAAAGAGAAACTGAGCCAGTTAAAACGACAGGTCCAAAAAGAGTTAGACAATCATTCGTACAGCACGTAGCGCCTAAAGCACCAGTAACAAGTAAACCTCGCAAATCAAAAATTTCAGAACCAAATGATGAAGATAGATTTACTTCGGAAGGTGGTGGTAGTGCTATTGGTTCTAGAAGTAATCCTAATTGGAAACAAAAAGAAGCTACTGGTGAAGTTGGTGGCGTAAAGTTTAAAAGCAGAAGCGAGAAGTAATGAAAAGTTTTGCAGAATTTTTAAAAGAAGAAGCTGATAAACCAGCTACCAATCCTAAAAAAGGTAAGTTAACACACTTACCTCATCTTGACGATGAAGTAATTCATGGTGGTAACGAAGGTGTTGGTCGTGCAGATCAATTCCTTTCTGATGCTCATGATCATCTTCTTGGTAAAGATACTGATACTCATTTCTCAACAAAGTATGATGGTTCTCCCTCTATTGTTTATGGTATTCATCCTAAGTCAGGTAAATTTTTCGTTGCTACTAAATCAGCTTTTAACAAAGATCCTAAAATTAATTACACCGATGAAGACATCGAAAAAAATCATGGCCATGCACCTGGTCTTGTTACTAAATTAAAAGAAGCATTACACCACCTACCTAAAATTATGCCAAAATCTGGTGGTGTATTTCAAGGCGACTTGATGTATGGTAAAGGTGATGTACAAACTAAAGGTGGTCAGCATAACTTTACACCAAATACCATTACGTATTCTACACCAGCAGATAGCGCTGAAGGTAGAAGAATTTCCAATTCAAAAATTGGTGTTGTTACTCATACCGAATATAAAGGTAAGGGTGATTTAGAAAACATGAAAGCTGGACCTCTTGATGCTAAAAGACGTTCGCAATTTCAACAGCATCCAGATGTCAATAATATTGATCCATCAGAACAAGTTAATCCAGCAAATTATACACCAAAAGAACAGGCTGATTTTGAGCAGCACAGAGAAGCTGCTCGTCAACTTTATAAGAGAATGAAACCAGATAGTTTAGATTCTCTTGCTGGCCATGGTGTTGATCTTGAAGCTCATGTCAACAATATGATTAAAACAGGTGGTAAGCCTTCTGTTGAAGGTTATATGCAACATCTTACTAATAAACATGAAAAAGCTATTGCTAAATTAAAAACACCTGCTGCTCGTGAAAAATTAATGCAATCGCATGCTGACGATATCGGTCATATCACACAACACAAGAAAGATTTTCAACAGGCTCTTGAATTACATCACCATCTTCAAAAAGCCAAAGATGTTCTTACTCATGTGATGGCAAAAAACAATCATTTCGGTCATTCTATTGCTGGCGAGGCTACTTCTCCTGAAGGTGCAGTTGCTGTTAATAAAGATGGCGATATGACTAAATTTGTTGATCGTGGTGAATTTTCTCGCCAGAATTTTCTAAAAGGTAAAATGCAGGCTACTAAAAATAAAGAGCCTGAAGATAAACATCATTGGATGTGGTGGGGTCGTGGTCAACCTATTACCAAAGGTCATGAAAAAGGTATTAATAAAACAAGAGATGATGCTAATGCTGCAGGCGGTACACACAGTATTATCTTCTCTCACTCGCATGATGCTAAAAATCCACTAACAGCTGAACAGAAGATAAAACATGCTAAAAAAGCATTTCCTGGTGCTAACATAACTGCATCATCAGAAGCACAGCCCAGTATTCTTCATCATGCAGCAGCTGCTCATGCTGCTGGTGCCACACATTTACACGTTGTTGCTGGCGGTGATAGAGCTAAGCAATATAAAGAATTGCTCGATAAATATAACGGTGTTAGATCTAGACACGGTTATTATAATTTTAAAAATATCGCAGTTCATTCTGCTGGTGAAAGAGATCCTGATGCCGAAGGTACTGAAGGTATTTCAGGAACAAAAATGAGAGCCGCTGCTGCTGAAAATGATCGTAAAACTTTCCATGCTGGTGCACCTGATACTATGACTCCTAAAGAAAAAGATGATATGATGAAAGACGTACAGGCTGGCCAGAAGAAATTTGCTCCTATTAAAAGTGTCAAAAAGAAATAATTTATAAATATATCGTTCGCAGAAAGCTACGGCAACCCTGCAATTGTTCTTGGTTAAGCCTATGGGAAACACCAATGTCTAAGAAAGATACAAGTCTCCAATCTAGTCCTCAGCTAGTTCTTGTTGAGCAACAAGGGGTTGTCGTAGCCCTTTC